AAACCTTGATGTCCCCCGCCACTTGAACCTGTGACCTGTCGATAGGTTTATACCCTGCTCGATCCAGCAAATCTTGGCTAGCTTGCAGCTGGACGAACTCTGATCTGGCTCCTGTAGCTAGTCTACGCACGGTGTTCACTGCTGCTACAGCACTCAACCCAAACTCTTCATTCATCCTCTGTGCTAGGTATTGCTGCACATGGGGTCTCTTCAAACTCTTGTATGCGCTTACATATCCAGACTTGCCAGCAGCGTATCCGGCCTTCTCTGCGGCTTGTGCTGGCTTCAGCCCTTCGGATACCATTATATCCACTAGCGCCATCTGTCGCTCTGTTAGCTTCTTGGTTGCTACGTTGTTCATGTGTTACTCCTTAAGCCCCCCTCTCCCTCTCTCCCCCCATTGATAGCACGCTCTAAAACCCCTGTGTCAACGCACAAAAGAGTGTTGGGCCATGATCCTCCTTCCTTTGTCAGGGTGGATCACCGCGTCACTCATGAACAGAGCCTGCGTTCCTTGTCTCTGCCCTTCGGGTGAGTACCGCCTTGTCCGGTCTTCGTTCATTGCCTGCCAACAGAAGGATAGTGCGGATGAAGAGAAGAGAAGAAGTAAGAATATAGAGCGCTATCGCGCTTAGTATATTATTGTGCCCACCCCGACTGTGTCGGGGGTGGCTCAACCAAAGCGTCGGTTGGCTGTTCAATCCCTGCTTGAACAGGTCATCAACAGTTTGCAAGGGACACTCCGTTCTTCGCCCTTGCAAACTGCAAGCGGCTAAAGCCGTTGTTGACCTATTCCAGCCGTGCTTGTCCATCCCCCCTCCGCTTCGGCTGAGCCAATGATGGGCGAGTAGATAGAAAACACACGGAGAAACAACAGATGTCAGTAACTACAGCAATCGTCGAAACATACAGCAACCTTGACGAACAATTCATTCGTTCGAGCAACACAGAAGGCACCGCCGATGGGTGGCGTCAGGTAGATACATTGCGCTTCATGCGTCAGATGAAGTTGCAACAGGAAATCAGGTTCTGCGAATACTGGTTGCCCCGCGCAGAAAAGCGCCTTGATACGCAACGCGGATGGGTGAAGCACTGGTTGCGCGCCCGCAACGGTGACGAGATCAGTGAGAACAACTATCAGGCGAGCAAGGCCCAAGCACAAGCCGAACTATTCACAGTGACCACGTTGCAGGCCCAGCTTGCCGAGGCGCAAGAGGCATACCGTCAAGACTTTGGCGACGGGTTCAGCACATCACCAGCGAGCAACGTGCCCGACGATGGCACGGAGCCAGAGTTGAGCAAAGAAGAACGCGCGGAGCTTGAGGCGCTAGGCATCAGCGCTTAGCACCAGCCGAATAGAACGAAGGGAAGGGGTTGCTTGAGAGAGCAGCCCCTAAAAATTTCTCGGGCGCTGCGCGCCCTCGTTCGCCCTTCGTCTCCTGTCCTGTCCCAGCTAATAGACGTGGGACACCCAGAGGATAGGGGCACGAGGCAATGAGCGTGGGACAAGCGGGTGGCAACCGCCGCCCTTGATCGAGCGCACCACCCTAGATCAGAGCGCCATCCTCGCCCACAGGGGGTGGAAGGTGCAGGCGCAGGCGCAGGAGCAGCAGGCTGCGCTTGAAATGAAAATCAAAAACCAAAATCAGGAGTTGAACATGACCACTCATACCAAATTCATACTAGCAATCTGCTATATCATGGTGCTGACGCCATTGATTATGCACATCATGATCTTCGGTTTCTAATGACACCAATAGAAGCGTTTGATTTGGCTATTGAGTTAGCCATTTCCGCCCCGACTCAAGAGAAAACTGAGCAGGCTACGAAGCTAGCCGAAGAGATTGCGATGCAGCTAACGCAAGAAGAAGTTGATGCAGTCAAATCCAAATATGAAATGGGAGAATACAAATGATTAAACCACTCGCAATCTTTCGCACACCAGACAGTTGGTCTGAACTTTACCAATGGATTCACAGCCATAGCCCAGAAGATCGGGCGCACATCACAACAGCAGTTGGCATGGCTTGGAACTTAGCCGCCAAGGAATCAAACAAAGGAGAAGACAAATGAAATATCTATTCACAGCAACGGATGACATCGAGGTAAGTCTTCGAGCCACCTGCTACGAACTTCAAGTGATGCTCAAAACAATCGAAGCAGCGATCAACATGGATGTAACAGACATCGAAACAAATGATTTAGATGGTCACTATCATACGCTTCAGCGCCTTGAGAAAGAGGTAACTTATGTTCTGAACAACATCGGTGACGATCTCAAAATGAAGAGCGACAACATCTGCATTACATACGGAGATGCACAGCATGTATAAAGTATTCCACCGTACATGGTGGCGTGAGAATCCAGACTGGCCTGACGGTCTGGAACCACACGCCGGAAAGAAAACTATGATTGGCTATGCATCAACAGAAGAAGATGCCCAAGCCATCTGCCAAAAATACAACACAGAAAACCCAGCCGGTCGGCTGTCACGCAAAGCGGAGTACGACAATGCCTAACACAACAACAGCACCTAAGATGACACGTCAACACTACACATTCATTGCCGATATGCTCGGACCAATGGTAGGTTTCCCTTCGCATTTGATTGTGATTGCAGACGAACTCGAAGCAACCAATCCAAAGTTTGATCGCAAGAAGTTTCTTGATCGGGCAACTAAAGCTTGGGAAGATGCCAACCCTCAGATCATGGAGCCGCTCGATGACTCAATCCCATACTGAATGTACCGAATGTGAAGGCACTGGCTTCGTCGAGTACGAAGTCGGTGTGCCCATGAGTTTCTCTAACCCGCAAGGATACTTAAAGTCCGAGTGGGGTGAGTGTGAAACGTGCCTTGGAATTGGAGAGATCGAAGATGAATGAAACAAACTTGACTACCAAGTTTTGCTTTGAAGATTGCAAGGCTTGCAAGGGTAGCGGCAAAGGTTACGACTCAAAAAAGTGTAGCCTTTGCAATGGGTTAGGCCAGATCGAACAGGTCACAGTAGAGCGTCAGCCTTACAAGGGACCAATCGTCTGGCTGATACATGAAGACCAGCTTAAGATTTATGACGGTGGCAATGTAGTTGCGGCCATACCTGACCATCAATTCTTGAAGATGATTATGAGATTGTCGGCACACCTTGACTATCATAGATAATTGCTGCAACTGTGCAGCATGAAATCATATATGCAAATCTTAGAAGAGAAAGTGAAGGCGCTTGACGTGCCTTTGCTGAAGGCGTTCAAATTCGCAGGCATTCCCACATCGACTTACTATCGGACTGTAAATGGTAAGACCGAACTGAGATTTGATACAGCCAGAAAGGTGATGAAGGCCATTGAAAAACTTCACGCACTTGAAGAAGCACGTATCCATACCGAGCAACTACGATCTATTGGTGAACGAACTGACGTCCGCAAGACAAGAGCTAGGTTTAAGCCAAGAAGCTCTGGCTCATAACATTGGATGCACAGTTTCACTGATACACAAATGGGAAACACACAAGCGCATACCTTCTGGGTTTATGCTTATGTGCTGGCTCGATTCTCTTGAGTACGAAATCGAAATTAAAAAAAGGGATGGCAAGGTGTGACTCATGCGAGATCACAGTCAAACACTTTGTTGCCATACTCAAGAACGGACATGAGCGGACCACCCAGAAGCACTGGTTTATCTGCGTTGATTGCTACGAGAGGGACATATGGCAAACAAGAATAAGCAGAAGGGATACTATCACGAAAGAAAAATCGTGGAGTGGCTCACGAAGATCGGCATCAAAACGAAACGGCAGCCCCTCTCAGGAGCGTTGGGAGGCGAGTATCGAGGGGACATCAAAGCCGAACTCATGGGACACGAACTGGTAGGTGAAATAAAATACAGAGATAAATCTGGTTTCCCTAGTCCGTTCACTGTCCTCGATGGCAGAGACTTTGCCATCTACAAGCGGCGTCATGGTGAGCCGCAAACAATCGTCATCTTCAAGGGTGACATCTTTGAAATGCTAATGGAGAACCAGCATGAATCAGAACGAGCAGATACTAACACACCTCAAGACAGGTAAGGGCATCACCCCAATGGAAGCGTTGCGTGAGTACGGATGCTTTCGATTAGCTGGTCGAGTGTATGACCTTCGAATGGATGGATGGCCCATCGTTTGTGATCGACTAGATGTAGGTGATGGCAAGCGTGTCGGTCACTACTACTTGGTCAACGACAAAGATCAGTGGCCTACTCAATGACTTAGTGATAAAAAAAGGGACGCTCACCGTGGGAGGAAAGAGCGTCCCCAAGTAGTCATGAGGCAATCATAAACCGGCGGAGAACCAATATGATCTGTGATGATCTTACATTAGATACGGCTCTAATGCCAATAGCAAATCCAACAGCAAAAGTTTTGCTAATTGCACTGTCTACTTACTGCAACTGCGACGGTGTATGCTTTCCTTCTCAGCAAAAGCTAGCAGAAGATACGCTGCTCAACAGTCGAACAGTGATACGCTCAATCCATTGGCTCGAAGAGCATGGATACATTCGTGTTACCCGACGCAAAAATAAATCCAACTTGTACCTACTAACTTCTATGGAGGAAGAGATGCCTGACAAAAACATTAAACAAATTCATGCTCGAGGTGACAATCTGTCACCCGAAGTAGTTAGTAATATTACTAAGCTAGATATAGCTAAGAGTAGTAATACTATTTCGACTGACAATCTGTCACATCCAAACGATACGCCCACCTTCCAAGCGTTCTGGCAAGCCTACCCTCGACGCATTGGCAAGGGCGCAGCCCGCACTGCATTCAAAAGAGCGCTCAAGTTTTCTCCAGCCAATGACATTATCCAAGGTGCCATCGCTTACGCCACGCACTGCGATGAGATGGGGACCGAGAAACAATACATCCCCCACCCATCGACGTGGCTCAACGGCGAGCGTTGGGAAGATGACCTCGAGTCAGAGAAAGCAGAAACCAAAAAGACAATCGGGTGGCTCAATGAACTATGAAGAACGCATGACCATCCTCAAGGAGTGGTTCAAGACTGACATGATGTCCCGCTTTGCCATGCCTCGCGACCTCGATCCCAAGGTCGTGGCCATGGATGTAATCGAAAGCATCAACCGCAACATTCCTTCTGGACTCAACAAGCAGCAGATGGGTTCTCTCGTCGCCTCCATAACGAAAGAGATAACCCAATCTGCACGAACAAGGACGCTGCCATCGGTGAAGGAGTTTATGGATGCCCTCAAGAATACCCCTGAGACTCGCTCACAGCCCCGTACAGTGCAATCTACGCATCAGATGGATGACTATGCCCTGAGCGCTGATCGCATACGCAGACAGGACGCTGTGTCAGATATGTATTTGCGCAATCCACACCGCAAAAAATTAATTCAAGAGTATCACCTGACAGAAGAAGACTTCGCACCATACGATAAATGGCTTGCGACTACTGCACATAAGCAGTAATGTATAACGATAAGGAGAACCAAATGAAACGCACAGGATTTATAGGAGGGTCGGATTGTGTCCGCATTATGCAAGGACACTGGTTGGACCTATGGCATATCAAGACAGGACGCAGTGAAGGCGATGATCTTAGTCGCAACATTGCAGTACAGCTTGGCATATGCACTGAAGACTTTAACCTTGAATGGTTTGAGACTGAGCATAACGCAGTAATAACATCTCATCAGCTAGAGTATGAGCGCTTGATTGGCAGCGTCCAAGCAAAGGGAACTATCGACGGTATGTGGAATAACGCAATCGTTGAGGCCAAGCACACCAACTCAATGAACAGCATGGAACGTGCAATCGAATACTATATGCCACAGATTCAATTGTATGCATACCTAGCCAAAGCCGATGGCATCTGGATGTCGATCATCTTCGGCAACAGCAAGTGGGAATCAGCGTATGTCAAATACAATCAAGAGTATTTCAATTCAATGTGGGCAGTGGTGTCGGACTTCTGGGGTTACGTTGTTCGGGATGAAGAACCTGTTGGTGTTGACACCCCAACGATCGGCATCGACAAGATCGAGGTGGACAACATGGTCCGTCGAGACGCCAGCAAAGACAACCACTTCATCAACGTAGCGCACGACTATGTAGACAACGAGCTTGCTGCGAAGTCATTTGAGATTTCAAAGAAAGAGTTGAAGGCAATGGTCGGTGACGATGAGCGGGAAGTTTACTGCGACCTGCTCACAGTCAAAAGAGACAAGCGCGGATCACTGCGCATTACGACGAGGAAAAACTAATGACTGAATCAAACAGGGAAATATTGGAAGAAATAATTAGCGACGTTTTATACGACCGCTTTCGCGAAGTGCAGAAATGGGGAATTGAAAAATCAAACGGACACAACAGAGAAGGGGAGTGCTTCATTGAAGACCAACCACTTGCAAGAGCAATGTATATCATTGTCCAAATAGTCCTCGAAGACATACTTCCTGAGATAGAAATAAAACCAAAATGGAGAACGTCATGAGCAACATGGACATCTGGAATAACCTAGCCCCATCCGATCCAAAGTATCTGAAGAAGATCAGCTTCGGCGCGCGCAGCTTTACAGCTATCGACCCGCAGTATCAAGTCATGAAGATGACCGAACAGTTTGGTCCAGTAGGTGAGGGTTGGGGATGGCACAGCACAACAGAAGTTGTGAACGTATCCAACGGAGACAGCGCAGTCCTTGCCCATGTCACCGTGTGGCACGGCTCACCCGCTAATACATTCGGAGCCTTCACTGGCTGCCGCAAGTTCTTCGATGCAGCCAAAAGTCGTATGGCCGAGGATGCACCTAAGATGGCTGTCACTGATGGCCTAACCAAAGCACTGTCGCACATCGGTTGTGATGCAGATGTCTTCCTTGGGAAGATGGATGGCAACAAGTACGACGGTGCAGATAAACCCTCATCCAATGGTGGATGGTAAACAAAGGAGCCAGAAGCATGGCAAATGATTACGACAACACAGACCGAGGCGCAGCATTTGCGCCATTCCCAACACAATCCTTGATCCTTCAAGGCAAGGTGAATGATCGAGGCAATGATCGCAAGATCACGCTGGTCAAAGACCAAACGCGCGATGGCAAAGTCATCATAGAGGTCTACGAAAAGGTCGGTGTTCTTTTCGACAACGACAAAAAAGGCAATGAAGCAGCACCAGACTACACTGGTCCGATGGGTGACACCCGACGCATTGCTGCATGGCGTAAGATGAAAGACGATAAGCCATACATGACCTTCAACCTTTCAGATAAACAGCAGGGTCAGCAGTCAACAGCAAGCCCAGCAACAACACCATTCAACGATGGTATCCCATTCTGATTAACAGGCGGGGCTTCGGTCCCGCCAACATCTAGGTGACACATGAATGATACAGCCGATAAAGCACTCAAGATGCTTGGTAGAAAACTAACAATCCTTCGGGATGATTCAGCAAACAGAGGCAGACAAGGAGTGAAGATGTATATCGAGGAATGCATCGCGCTCTTGGAAATCGTGGAGAGAAATAAAGATGAGACTTAGTGTAGAAGATCACAACAAAAGAGTTCGTGACATTATCAAGATGACCCAACAAGGCTTCACTCAAGTAGAGATGGCCGAGAAACTAGGCATCAGTGCAAGCGCGCTTGGTAGGTTTATAATCAAAGCCAGAAGTTTCCACGAACTACCACCAAAACCAAAAGCAAGAGTTGATACGCACAACGCATTGCGAATTGGCAGCATGACCGAAGCAATTCAAAAACAATCACAAGAGTTTCAAAGCTGGCTAGTCGACCAAACCAGACACGGCCTAACTGTTTCAGAGGTGGCAATCTCTACCATGCTCGATGCGTTCTATGAAGATACTGAAGAGTGATCGTGCAGGGCGCGGTGCGATAGAAGGCTGGCACATTCGGTAGCGCATCCGTAACCCACATTAAAATATGATTGAGTTAAACGCCCTGCCCAAACTTAATATCAAAGAAGCCAGCAGTTACAAGCCGCTGGCTTCTGCAATTTACTAGACCATCAATTCAAAATGCGGACCGTCAATGAAGGGCCGCCGACCTTGGCTACGGCGCAGGTCAATGTAAGCATTCATTGCATCTTCCATTGTTCCATCCCACTTGCGGATGTCATCAATGTGCCATGCTGCACCCCAGCGCACAGACACGCCAGCTAGATCAGCGCCTTCCTTCATAGCGTCAGCCAGATCATCATAGAGATTCAACTCCCATGAGCCACGCCCGTTGATGTACGCCATGAGATCAACAGCCAGACCATCGAGGTGCTTAGACTTCATGGTCTGAGACGCACCCTTGGCAACCAGTTCTTTCTGTTGCTCGACTGTGCGCAGCCCTTGGATCACACCGAAGTCAATCTTAGTTGCATTGATTGCAAACTTAACCACAGAAACAAGGCGTTCATCCACACCTTCAAGGCGGTCAAGGCTGCGCCGACTTAATTTAAAGCTCATTTTTTAAACCCTTTCATAGTTCTAATGCCAAAGCTGGCGGCAATACTTGCATACATAGCCCATTGAAACCAGCTTGGCGCTCGCTCAAGGTTGGCAAATCCCTCGGCCATGTACGGTTGCAGTGGAGGGATAAAGCTTCCAATCACAATAGCAATGAAAGCTATAGTCCACGCCTCATCCTTCCAACTGTCCTTGCTGGCCTCGATAGCTGCTTGCTCCCAAGAGATTTCACCAGTGGCAATCTTCATCTTGGTCTCAGCTTCTGCTGCTTTTACCTTGGCCTTGCTGTCTATCTGCGCAGTGACTAACCCAATAACACTGCTTGCTATCTGACCAATCATCCGCTTTTACCCATGTTTGTAAACCCATAGTAAGCACCGACGATAGCAGCGATAGAAACGTAGTAGATGTTGCTCATGCTTGCCAGCATCTCTGACGCCTGTGGCAACTGCATCCACTCGGTGAACACAACACCGAAGGGAAACACAAGCATCCCTGTCAAAGAGAACCAAGCCATGCGGCGCTGTGCGTCACGCTTGGCGTCAGCGTCTTCCATCTGGCGGCGACGGTCTTCCATCATGATCTCCCGCTCCTCAGGGTCAATCACGCCGTTTCCGTTTAGGTCATAATCAGTCATAAAGGTTTCTCCAGTGCGTCTATGGCATCCCAAGTGCTGTCAATGTCAGCCTGTATGCGTTGCAGTTTATTATCAATTCCGTTGGTTAATAATTCTGCGCGCTCAACCTTACTGCGAAGGTCAAGTAAGGTGCGCTGTTGCTCTAAGATTGTGACCATCTGCGTGCTAATCTCAGACAGCTTGGTGTTGAGTTGACCCACGTTGTTGTCGCCGATGGTCTGCTCAAGTGCTTGAATCCTTGAGACTGCATCGAGGACTTCGGTAACAGATTCCTCCACTCCCCAGAAACGATTAACCACGTCATAGCCGTAGTAAATACCACCACTAAGAGAGCCAAGAAGAGGAAGGGCAGCAGCAAGATACACTCCCTTAAAGGTAAACCCTCCGACTTTAAGTTCCGTGTCATCCGCCATATACTATGCCCGTGTTATAAATGTCCTCGGCAGTCTTGAAGTCATCTCGCAAGAAACCCTCAAAGCCAACACTACCGTACCCAGAGGATTGGCTCTGATAGAACTCCATCATTAGAAGGTCGGTCGTGGCGTCATATGTAACTGACGTGTAGCTGGCCAAGTTGACATTGCTTTGCGCGGCCCAGTTATCAGTGGCCGATGTGATCTGCACGTTATTTGACGCTGCTAAGAAAGCACCCGCCTCTTGTGCATAGGTCTCAACGTCAGCCAGTGCGGTGTTGTATTCCTCAACGTCAGCTTCAGTAATATCGCCGGTGACAGACGCCACCTCTTGCAACTCAATTTGCTCCTGCACCGTGTCAGTTTCCGCAGCCATGTCAGCAATTGCACCAACTGCGGCGAAGGTTGTCGTTGCAGATACAAGCGCATCAACGGCAGTGGACATATTCGCCAACGCAACGTCAGCTTGATCTTGAAGTAACATCTCCGCATCGTAGTAAGTTGCGTTCTGCACGTTAGCCAATGCCTGATTGTAGGCATCAGTCATCTGGACTGTAAGCTGCGCGGCTGTAACAGCACCATCAGGGGTAATGCCGCCAACGCCAGCGTAGTAACTAGCCCCCGCTGTTAGCGTCCGTGACAGGTTCACTTGATCCATTATCTGATTCGCTGCGTCCCGTAGATCGGTCACTGTCTGATCCGCTGCGGCGACGGAACCGATCAGACAAAGAGGCACGGTCAATTTCAACAGGTAATTCATTTAGCTTTTCTCCTATGCGTAGCAGCTTGTTCCAGAAGGCTGGCGCTTGCGCGTACCCTACAATAAAAAAGCTTGGATTTCTACGGTAAGCCTCAAACGCCTCACGCCCGATTAACAGACGCCCAGTATCTACATCCATGATGGGGCAAGGAGTGTTGGCCAGAGCCATGGCACGGAACACCATAGGGTCACCACACATCCGACTAATGCCAGCCACTTGAAGGCCAAGGCCGCCTACAGTCTGCGGCGCACCTAGTAATCTACTGTCTTTTCTGCGGTTGCACTCAGGGTCTTGGCGCATCTGCCCTCTGGCTATACCGAACAAGCTGATTTGAAAGCCTTGGCTCTCAGGTATCAGACAGCTATCGTTGCCACCTCCGCCCATCATTGTGGGGGCCATGGCTGTCGGGACAGGATTGCCCATCGGCCCCTGCCCGCCGTTGTTGGTAACGCTGTTTGATGTGCTTGTATTGTTGCTGTCTACGTTTGAACCAGCCCCAATGTTGGTGTTTAGGTCGCCTGTGATGTCCTGCGCAAAACTAGCGGGGGCAGAACATACTAATAGAGACAAGCTCAGGAATTTGGCAACGTGCTTGGCTCGCATTCCAACTCCAAAACATCTCTGACGTTAGGATCGTCGCACATAATAACAAGGCCAGCGTCAGGAAAGCCCATTGCCGCAAGTGTTTCTGCATTTTTGCGTGCCTCGCATCTGTTTTCGCCCATGCAAATAGACGGTAGAGAAATAGGTGTGGGGGCTGTTACCTCCGCACACCCCGCCAACAGCAAGAACATTGGCGCAAACCTAATCATTGCATCCGCGACAAGACCATCAGCAGCATCGTGATGATCGTACCCGCAGCGCCGATGAGAATAGCCTCAAGGCGTTTAATCCTAGTGAATACTTCTTTGAACTGAATGTGAGTTAGTGTTTCCACCTTAGTCACACGCGGTTCAATCTCATCAATGCGCTTGTGCGCTTGCTCTGCGGTTCTTGCCATTATTGTTTAGTCCTTAGAATTAGACAGTGACTCTGTCAGCATATTCACAAAAGCATCTTTACCAACGCTCAGTTGATCCAAGTTAAACTGGGCTGAGTTGATCTTTTGTTGCAGCGAGTTGATGTGGTTAATCATCACCTTTTGCTGATCCGTCAGTTGGTC